GAGTGTACGGAAAGTACGTTTGTTACGAATCTGCCCACTTTTATAAAAGAGTCTGAGCAACGCATCTTTAAGCTTGTCGAGCTACCGAAGCAGCGCAAAAACGTCACAGGGCAGGTGACTTCTAGTAATAGATTTCTAGCTACACCTTCAGACTTTTACGCGCCGTTCAGTGTGGCAATAATATCTGCAAACACCTACCACTACTTGGATTTCAAGCACACATCTTTTATAAAAGAGTTTGCGCCGAATACAACTACAACCGGTAGGCCCAGATATTATTCACTGTTTGACGACACCGCATTTGAACTTGCACCAGTGCCTGACGCAAACTACGACGTTGAGATCCACTATCTGCATAAACCGGCGTCCCTAACGTCCGGTGCAGAAAGTGGCACAACACTTCTATCCACAGATTACCCTGACGCACTCCTTTATGGTTCTCTCGCAGAGGCGGCAGTGTTCTTGAAAGAACCGCCAGATGTCATAACGACATTTGAACAACGGTTCAAAGAGGCCATTGCTAGAATGAAGACCATCGGGGAGGGACGTGAAACCAGAGACGAATATCGTTACGACCTCCTGAGAACAGGAGTAAACTAATGCCCCAAATAGAGTCGCTTGAGGGCGCTCACGTAGCGATTGTTGCCTTGGGCAACTCACAAGTAGATTATGCCATTGGTGCAGAAAACAGCATGAAATGGGATGAAGTCTGGACCGTCAACTCAGCAGCAGCTGTATATAAATCAGACCGTATGTTCATGTTGGACCCAGCCAGTCGGTTTTTTGATACCGATGATGCGGGTGCGCAAACCGATGTGATGAAAAAGTTTTTGCCGGAGTGCGATATACCTTGTTACACCTGCGAATTAGATGAGCGCGTACCGTCAGCTGTCGTGTATCCCATCAAAGAGATAGTGCAAGATACGAAGTGCGCATATCTCAACAACACCATTCCTATGACCATTGCATTTGCTTATTGGAACAAGGTTGCCCGGATTGATCTTTTTGGCGTCGATTATAGCTACCAACACAATTTACATTTTGCAGAAGCAGGTAGAGCCTGCGTGGAGTTTTGGCTGGCTAAATGCATGGAAGCAAACATCGAAATCGGTGTGTCTCATAGATCTGGTTTGCTTGATCAGAACGTGCCGCTTGAAGAGCGCATATACGGATTTCACCGACTAGAAGATCCTGTTGTCGCAGTGAATCATGACTCTGGCTGGATAGTTTGCGGAAACTCACAGATCGAAAAAGAGATGAAAAAGGCTGGGGCTAAGGTTCCAGAGCCTGTTCTATCACCGGAGCCTTACCGTGGCTGACATGGGCAAGGATAGCTTTTTAGAGCTGGGCAGCGTGATGGTTGAAACCACACATAACAAGGGTCATGACCCTGAGTTTTGGGCAGAGCAAATAACAAAGAAGATTTGTGACATCTCGGCGGAAGCACCACCGCACGTTAGACAGCAAGCTGAGGCTTTTCAAAATTATATCTATACGATAGTGTTGTACGGAATTAAGAACGCAATTACCTCAGATCGGACAACTATGGTAAACTTATTGACAAGTCAAGGTCATCATGACATGGCGAAAATAATTAAGGAGTTATAGTTATGGCAATAACAAGCGCTATACCAACAAGCTTTAAGCAAGAGCTGCTTGTCGGTACACATAATTTTACTGCCAGCTCCGGTAATTCTTTTAAGCTTGCTTTGTACACTAGCTCGGCTACTTTGGGCGCGACTACGACAGCTTTTACGACAACCGGGCAGGCATCAGGTACAAACTACACCAGTGGCGGAGCCACTTTAACGTCAGTTACGCCGACAACATCAGGCACTACAGCTTTATGCGATTTTGCAGACCTGACTTTCGGCACTGCGACATTGACGGCTCGCGGAGCAATGATATACAACGACACTCAGTCTGACAAAGCTGTAGCTGTCATTGACTTTGGTGGTGACAAAACCAGTACCGCAGGTAATTTTACAATTGTGTTCCCGGCTGCGAATGCAACAGCTGCGATTATACGATTGGCTTAAAATTTAATCTTTTGTGGTAAAATTTTTCCATGCCACTAACTACTTTAAATTTTAAACCGGGTATCAACAAAGAAGAAACCGACTACGCAAACGAAAACGGTTGGGTAGATGGCAACCTTATTCGGTTTAGAAAAGGCAGGCCAGAAAAGATTGGCGGCTGGGAAAAACAATCTGATACGAACACTTACCTAGGATCTGGCAGAGCCTTACACAGCTGGATTTCTCTTGGCGGACAGCGCTATCTCGGCATTGGCACGCATTTAAAATACTACATTGAAGAAGGCGAAGCCTACAACGATATAACTCCAATAAGGTCTACTACAAGCGCCGGGGACGTTACGTTTAGCGCAACCAATGGATCCTCTACATTAACTGTAACTGACGCATCACATGGCGCAGTTACGGGCGATTTCGTAACATTTTCTGGCGCTGTTTCTTTAGGCGGATTGGTTACAGCTAATGTTATCAACCAAGAATACCAAATACTTCTTGTTACCGGGACGAACACTTATACGGTTACGGCTAAAGACACAAGCGGTGCTGAGGTAACAGCTAACGCAAGTGACAGCGGTAATGGTGGTGGCAGCATAGTCGGTACTTACCAAGTTAACACAGGGCTGGATGTGTACGTTCCCAGTGCTGGTTGGGGTACAGGAACTTGGGGAGCGGGTACCTTCGGCTCTACATCTGCGATATCTGCAAACGGGCAGCTGAGGCTATGGACTCACGACAATTTTGGTGAAAATTTAATTATTAACCCAAGAGGCGGCGGTATATACCGATGGGTTGAAAACAACGGCTTGTCTGTTAGAGCGTTAGAGCTGCAAGGTATTAGCGGAGCAAGCAAAGTGCCTACTTTGGGCTTACAAGTAATAACCAGCGAGGTAGACCGTCACCTGATCGTACTTGGCGCGGATCCGATAGATAGTAGTAGCGGAAACAGAACAGGCGTCATTGACCCTATGTTGGTTGCATTCTCCGACACAGAAAACGAATTAGATTTTAATCCGATAGCTACAAACACGGCTGGCTCCGTAAGGCTATCATCTGGCTCATTGATTGTGGGCGGTCTTAAGTCAAGACAAGAGACTTTGATTTGGACCGATACTAGCCTTTACTCAATGACGTTTATTGGGCCACCGCTTACTTTTGCTTTGAATCTCATAAACGAAGGTGCCGGTCTTATTGGTCCGAAAGCAGCCATCAACAGCCCGGTTGGTGTGTTTTTTATGAGTAAAAACGGTTTTTACTACTATAACGGTGCAGTAAAAAAACTGCCGTGTAGCGTGCAGGATTATGTGTTTTCAGATCTGAATCTGACGCAAGCTTTTAAATGTTACGCTTCACTACACGCAGAACACTCTGAGGTTTGGTTTTGGTATGTGTCAGAGGAAGACGGAACCGATGAAATATCTCGGTATGTCATTTACAACTACGAAGAGTCAACTTGGAGTATCGGCAAGCTCGTAAGATACAGCTGGCTGGATGCTGGCATTGAGGACAAGCCAATAGCAGCCGGTAAAGTTTCTGATGCTGGTGTTGTTTATTTACATGAGTCTGGTTTTAACGATGATGACAGTGCGATGTCGGACGTGTTTATAGAGTCAGCTGACATAGATCTGGCGGACGGCGAAAACTTCATGTTTGTGAAAAAGCTTATACCCGACATTAAATTTTCAACTACAACTGGTGTATCAAATACACCAGCGATGAACATTGTGGTTAAGCGTAGAGACTACAACGCTGACTCATTGTCTACCGACAGTACAAGCCAAATTACTACGTCCACTCGTTTTACAAATTTGCGCACAAGAACCAGACAGGTGGTGTTGCGCTTTGAAAGTGACGACGACAACAGCGTCGAAGCAAACAAAAAAGATTACAAATTTAGAGTCGGTAACACTAGACTGGACATACAACCCTCCGGGCGTCGAGGCTAATGGCCAAAATCCTTGAGACTCGCTTGCCTCTTGCTATGGATGGTG